AACTTTCCAGTTCAGACGGGTATGAGGAAACTACAATGCCAAGAACATTACTTGACGTAAGCTACGCAGCTACTAAAACTGCCTTTACCAACAAGTTTTTACAGGCTGCAGGATAAATCTATGGATTTTACCACTATGGATATTGCCACCGTTACCCATTCCATTACGGGTAGCGGTGTGCGGTACCTGGAGTTGTTTCTTCAGGAATACACCTCCATTTTTAAGGAAAAGGTAAACCCTGCCTGCCCAAAATGTTTAACCGAATACCTAACACGGTATAAAAACCATTATAAAGTCATGGCAAATACATCAGATTACAGGCTTCATGCCAAATACGAAAACATCCCATTGGAGTTTGGCTCTCCAATACTTGTTAACAATGGTAATATTACCAATGAATATGCCCAGCAGTTACTCCTTCATAAAAACGGCGAACGCTATTTTGCGCAAATACCAACACCACCTTCTGTTGCATCAAACCTAAAACCTCCAGTAAAAAAGGCAAAACAGGATAAAAAAAAAGACAACACGGTAACCAATACCCCTGATATTTCTGTCAATGAAATAACCAATGAAAACACTGCTGATTGAGGTATGGAAAAGGCTCACCCCCTGGAATAAATCGGCAGATGTTTATGCAAACGATACAGATAATGCCTACCCGGAACGAATGGACAGGCTCATAAACAATAGTGTTACAGCAAAATCTGCCGCCACTATAATGGTCCAGTACCTGATAGGAAAAGGATATGGAACAGATGTAGACACCCTTATCATCAACAAAGAGCAAAACCTGAAACTTATTGACTTTGCAGATGATGTTGCCGACGATATTGTAAAACAGCGTGGTGTATTTATCCATGTAAACTGGAATGCCCTTTACCAGATCTCCGATTTTAGTGTTATCACGTTCGAGTGGTGCCGTATTGGTAAAACCGACAGTAATGATTATTCCGGAAAAATTGCTGTTTGCAAAGAATGGCTCAAACCTAAAAAAGCAGACATTCAGCTTATCGATGTTTTTAATCCGCGTAAAAAAGTAATCGATGCACAGGTAGAAAAAGCCGGTGGATGGGAGCATTACAAGGGTCAGATATTGTTTGTAAACATGGACACCAAGCTGCTCTATCCGTTGTCGCGAATTGACGCTGTAGCCGAAGATTGTGATAGCGAAGCACAGGCATCAATATATAAAAACAGATTGCTTCGCAAAGGTTTCTTTGGTAACACATTGGTCGTTACACGTCCGCTTGTAGGTGATGGACTTGAACCTGGAAGCACAGCTCTCCTGGATGCCGAGAGCGAAAGAGAGCGTTTTCAGCAGGCTATTAAGGACAGTCTAGGAGCTCAGAATACGGGAGGTGTACTCTGCCTGGAAATGGACTTTGCCGGAGAAAAACTGGAAGATGCCATTTTGATCAAACAAATTGAAAGCAAAATAGACGACAAACTGTTTAATTATACCGAAACCAGCGTTCGCGAAAACATTTTGGTAGCCTTTAATAACCTTCCCGCAGGCTTGATAAAGACCAATGAAGCTTCTCTTTTTGGTAATTCCGGCGAAGCCATTCGCGAAATGAAACGCACCTACTGGGAAAACACCACTAAAGAAAGATGCCTGCTTACCGCTGTGATTAATGACCTTTTGGGACGTTCACAGGATTATTCGACCCTCAAAATAGAACCTCTAAAACTGATAAATGATGCAGAAACTAATAACCCGGAATGACATAGCAAAATACAGGCAGGTATCTAAAACCCCAAACGACGACAAGCTAAACGAAATGATACTCGATGCACAGATACTCGACCTGCAGCCTTTATTGGGCGAAAGCCTGTACAATAAAATCCTGGCAAATCCCACAGATCATGAAGAGCTCTTGACAGGAGGTGTTTACGAAATCGATGGCATTAGCTATACCAATTACGGACTAAAAATGGTGTTAGCTTATTTTACTTATGCCCGGCATGTTATGTTTTCATCGGTTACAGATACGCCTTATTCTGTAGTAGAAAAATTAGCAGATAACAGTCGTCCTGTAGAAGCATTGGCTAAAAAAACAATTTACGGACTAAATCGCGACGCTGCTTTTCAAATTTGGGAGAATGTAAAAAAGTATCTCATCAGAACCCATCACCCCGATTTTACTCATTGTAGGAAAACCATATCTCAAGGTTTAAAATTCAAAAAAATAGTATAGCATGAACATCATAAGCACCTTTAATGACAAGCGGTTTATCCTTAACGGGATACAATATTTCAAAAATTACGTTTCGGTGGTTCGTGGTAATAAAATAGAAATATTTAATTGCTATGAGCGAAAAGATGTGCTGGTAGAATTAACACATTACAATCAGTTCTCTATTGATGGAATTATATATACATCAGCGGCACTGCTGCAGGAAGCTTTACTTCCTATAATTTATTCCCGAATAAATATGGGTGACGGCAGTACGTTTGCTCAAAACAATATTGGCAAAAGTATTAATCTTGGTATCTATTTTGGTGATTCCAGTGTTACTGCAATTGCTGCAAAAATGAACAATAGAACGACAGTGATATCAGCTATAGATACTCCGGTTGTTCTCTCTTTAACTTCTATTTTCTCATCTGCAGAACTTGGTCAGTTTGCGTTCAATAATAAAAAATATCTATACCTGTTCAGGCCTGGAGCAGGAACTTATGGTATAGGAGGAACAACAGTTACTACCACAATGATCACTCAGCTGGCTACATTAAATCTTACACCAGATGACGTACAGAATGATCCCGGGGCGATTATTTATAATATCGATCCTGTTACAAATGGCAATTATTTATTAAAAGCAAATAGCTCACTTTGGGATTTTAGCGATTCAGGACATATAAATGAAGATGATAGTATAAAGACCTATTATTTTAGTTATTCCGTGAACGATGTTTTATATTTTGCTCAATTTAAAGGTACTCCAGGCATTTATGGACTAAATAATACCTCTTTTGAAGAAGAAGATTTTGTGGCTACAACAAATAGCAACATTACTCCCACTCCAACATTCGAACAGATCTTAGCCCAGGGTGGTAATAAGAATATATCACAACTTACCAATAACGGTGATGGAGTTTCCCCTTATACTACTGTAGCCAAACTAAACGGATTAACTATTACCGTTAATCAGGCTGTTGCCGAAATGTATCTTAAAAACAGCGAGGGAACTACGCTGGCAACGGTGAATCTTGCGTTTCTGAATAATGAAGGAACTACATTCTTTTATAATCAAACTACACAAAAACTGGAGTTAAAAAACGATGCCGGTACAATTTTAAGCGAAGTATCAGTAAGTGCATTTGTATCTAATCTAATGCAGACGGTCGATTTCAATGGAGCCAATCCATCTATCTTAGAGTTTAAGGATGCAGCGGGTAACGTAGTCGATTCGGCGACCTTTACAGTCAATAACATTGCGGGTTTACAAATAGCTTTAAATGCAAAAGCAAACAGTAACGGAAGTAATGCTACCGGTACATGGCCTGTAAACGTTACTGGTACTTCTGGTAATACCACAAATTGGGGCGGCTCTGCCGCTGATTTCAGCACTGATGGTTCAGGATTGACAAAAGCTATAGGTTTAGATGCTTCTAACGTTGCAAAAAGATACACGGCCTCGACTTTTAAATCATGGCTCTCAATAGCAATAACTGACATTGCAGGTCTTTTTACCAGTTTAGCAGACATTGCTGCGTCAATCGCGGGTAAAGCCAATTTAACCGGTGGAAACTCGTTCTCAGGAAACCAAACAATAAATGGTGATTTTGGAGTATATGGACAAATACTTTCTGATGTCCCTAATGGAGCACTTACGCAAAAAACATACAGAAATGGTCAAACCGTAAGTTCTATAGGATCTGGTTCAAGTAATACAGCCCTCAATGGTATTTTACAATTATATGGCGTTCCAGGAGACGATGCAATTAGGCTGTACTCGACCGGAGACAGCTGGATAAATGGCGGTAATGTTGGTTTTGGAACGAAGACACCTGGTGCAAAACTAGATGTTAATGGAAACATTAATATAGCAAGTAGTAAAAATCTTACCTGGGGAGGAACATATGAATCAGGTAATCCAACCATTGCAGCAAATGGAAGCGGAATAGGATTTTATCCTTCTGGCGGAGATACTGCCTTATATATTACACATGAAAAAAACATTGGAGTCAATAATGTAAACCCTTTATATACACTAGATGTTAATGGCATAGGGAGATTTAAAAGAACCGGGGTAAACGGTGGAGGTCTGGCTACAGTTGGGATAATTTCTTCTGATGCAAAAACGGTAAATGATGCAATATCACAGTCATTTTTGGGTCATAACTCTTCGGAATCAGAAGTAAGTTATGGGAGTATATCGGCTAATATAGATTCTAGCGTATCAGGAGCACATTCAGGAAGTCTTGAGTTTAGAACATATAATACCGGAACTTCAAAACTTGCTTTAAAACTAAGTAAAGAAGGGAATGTAGGTATAGGAATATCTAACCCTACAGCAAAATTAGAGGTAAATGGAGGGATAAAAATATCAGATGCTTCACAGGGCAATACATTAAAACTAACCAGAAATGGTTTCGGAGTTTTGTTCGGTAATTCATCAGTGGCAGATGATCTTCAATTATATAATTTAGACGGAACCACTGTTTATCAAAGATGGCATGGCAGTGGAAATGTGTCAATAGGTAATTTGATAGACACTGGAGAGAAGTTTCAGGTAAATGGTACAGGTAAATTTGCAGGTGAAGTTACTATACCTAATGGTACAGTGAATTCTAGCGCGGTTAATAAAAGCCAACTCGATCTAAAAGCAAATCTAAGCGGAGGTAATACGTTTAATGGTGATCAGAATTTTAACGATAACATTAAAGCATCCAGTATAATTGTTGGAGGTAATGATTCCGAATCCGGATATAAATTCCAGGTCGAAGGTGCATTTGCAATTGGGACTAAAGGAAGCGCCAGATTGTATGGAGGAACATTGAATCCTACGACAGCATTCCTACAATCCAGAGATATAAATATTAGTCAAAACCTGGCTATATATGCCAAGAATATACTAATTGGTTCACCCGACGATGGTGGCGAAAAATTCCAGTTAACAGGTAATGCAGACATCAATGGTCTAATTACCAGTAGAGATTTAGCTAATGATTCGTCCATTAGATTACAATCAGGGTTCTCACTGCCTAATATACAAGGTACTAATCATGCCGGAACCAATGTTAAGCCAATAATATTACAGAGACAGGGAGGAAGTGTTGGCATCGGGATAACATCAATACCAACAGCTGCATTAGAAGTAGGAGGTACCGGAAAATTCTCTGGAGAAGTTCAACTTGCACCAGCTACATCACCTAATAGTGCAGTTACTTTAGGGCAGCTAAATAGTTTAATTTCTGACAAAGAAGCATTTGATTATTCAGGCAATAGTTATAATAATACTCAATTAAATACAATATATGGTGGTAGACCAGTTGGTTTTAGGCTTTACTGCCCTGTTTTAGGTCCAGGGGGAGTTATTTATTTAAAACCTTTTGCTGCAAATAATCTTAATTGGAGAATTATACAGATGCAAGCCGTTTAAAAGCGTAGAGAAATAACGATCTAAAAATCAAAACACTAACTTAATTATTTTTCAATTTAACATATCTCAAAACAATGTTACGCAAACCCTTAACTCTATTCACTAGTCTGCCACTTATAATTTTTCCCAGTTTAACTACTTCCCAAAAAGCAGTGATACTATTGGGGATATTTTTTATACTTGAT